AGATCCCACCAATCCTCAAAACGAGGGTGGAGTATTTCTCTACAAGTTTGGTAAGAAGATCTTTGATAAGATTATGGAAGCAATGCAACCAGAGTTTGAGGATGAGACCCCAATCAATCCCTTTGACTTCTGGCAAGGTGCAAACTTCAAGTTGAAGATCGTTAAGAAGGATGGTTATTGGAACTATGACAAGTCAGAGTTCGATAAAGTATCTCCTCTCTTAGAAGATGACGATGCACTAGAAGCATTATGGAAGAAGCAGTATTCTCTTGCTGCTGTCACTGCTGCTGATCAGTTCAAGTCTTATGATGATCTTCAGAAACGTCTGAAGTATGTTCTAGGACAAAGACCTCCTGTACGTCGTGTAGATGAGGACGTGGTTGATGAGGACAACACTCGTGGTTCTTATACACCAGACTTCAATGCACGTAAGGCACAAGAAACTGTGACTGCTGCTGTAGCATCTGGTAGTTCAGATGAGGACGATGCGCTGTCATACTTCCAGAAGTTAGCGGAAGAATAGCTGAGGGAAAATCGACTTTTAATTCCAAAAAAGTCGCAAAAAAATCTCTGGTATTTTTTTGCCCTATTACTTTTTTGATTATTGATATAGTCTAATATTTTCTGCTCTTTTAAGGGTTTTATCGATATATTCGGTAGAACCCTTTTTATATGGCATTATATCTTCTATGTCATCCATGACTACACTTACATATTCTTGTTTTAGAATAAAAATCTCTCTTTTCTTATTTTGTATTTTTTCCTCATATTGGTAATTTGTCACTGGTCGTGTAATATCTAGTTTTGTTACCATACCACTAATAAAGTAATCATAGAATGTGGTTGTAAAGTCAGCACTTACCTCTAATCCTGCAGGAACTATTGTAACATTATTACTATCTTTGACTTCTACTGTTTCGTGGTGATGAACTCCATTATAGAGATTTTCATAAGTACCATACTTATCCAATAAAAACCTATCAAAGTCATTTTGTGGCATTGGCCATTCTGTTGGAATATGAGTAATATTGTTAGATAGAAGAATTAACCAATCTAAAGTAGAATCTGAGTATATTCGATGAGCAACATTATCAGGTCTATCATCTCCTTCAATATTATATTTTGTAAAATACATCAAATTGGAGTAAATATCTTCTCTTAGAGTAACTCTTTTAAATAGATTTTTAACTCGTGCATAATCAGATATTTTAGCATCTGGTAATCTGCTAACATAGTCAAAATCAGGTAAAAGATTAAAATAATTAGACATTTTAGAAACCTATACTTAGTTTTTCAAGATTGTTAAATTCCTCACCATTACCATAATCATCATTGTATACAGGTTCTAGTTCTTGGAAACCCATTGTCACTTGATAAGAAGTCATTACACCATCTTCATATGTAGAATATTGTCCCGATGGTGTATAGTTAACTCCAAATCCATTTAAAGCACATTCTTTAAATTTATTTAAGAAAGGATGATCTGTTTTTTTATTTCTCTCTGTTGATGATTTGCTTGCTTTATGTTTATAAGCAAGACGGAAAGTATGTGGTGATCTTAAGAATAATCTGGACTTACTTCTGATAGGTGACATTCCTTGTTTAAAGAATCTAATAATTTTAATTATTGTCATTGCTTCATTTTTATCTCTAGGTGCTAATAGAAAACTAAAATTAAAACTTCTTAAACTTGGACTATTGAAAAGCAATTCCATATTTGGGTTCATAATCGCACCAGTTGTTCTGGTAAGTAGTTTTTGAGCACCTGCAGCTGATCCTGCTATATTTGCTGCTAGTGCTGTTTTTATATCTTCTCCACTATTCAATGCTGCATTTACATTACTTTGAGCAGATTCAAATCCTGCACCAAATCCTTCTGTAATTGTTGATAGTGCAATATCTGCTAAAGCTATAGCAGCAGCATCCATACTATCTTGTCCCCATTGAACTTGTTGTTGATCCTGAAGACCACCAGGAATTGGAAGAATTACAGTTCCAATAGATTTTCTATCTTTATTTCTATCATTAAATCCTAATTTACCTGCTGTTGTATTTTCTCCACCTGTAATTTTTTTAGGTTCATATTTCATCATATCAAATTTTAAGAAGTCTTGTCCATCATCACCTGCTCTTAAAGTTGTTGGAAATACGTAAAATCCAAAATCACTTTCTCTAGTTCCTTCAATAGCATCTATATCACCAAGTTCTCCACTAGATTCAGTAGAATCTGATGTAGTATCATTTCCTGCTGCTGCCTTATTATTATTACCTGATGCTTTATTTAATGCTTCTTTTTCTTGAGAATTTTCTGTAACTTCATCTTGAATAGATTTAACTTGATTTGCTGAAGTTTTTCCTATCTTTTTTGCATTTTGTTTATCTATTCCTGAAGCATTTTCATTCCATGTAATTTTGCTTGGATCATCACTTGTTCTTGTTCCAATTGTTCTAGCATTTTCACCTTTTGCATTATCATATTTTATGATATCCGTGATATAAACAGGAGGCGTTCCAATCGGACCAGATACTTTAGTAGCAGTATAAAGATTTCTTTTATTTCTACCAGTTCCTACCTGAGTGGGACTTATTTTACTCGTTACTTGTTCTGCCATTACAACATGGTTTTTATTTATTTAGGATGAATTTTCCATAAGGAAAATTGAGAAGGTCATCTAGTTCATTATATTCTACAATATACAGTTGTCCTGCTAGTTCTTCCCATGTATAATTACGAGATTGTCTCCAATGATAGTTAAGTCCTTTAAATCCCCATGCTTGTAAATCTGTGCAAGCAATTAGTGGATGTTGATCATAGGTAATATTAGGGGTTTTTGCATTGTATATAAATGTATAGAATTGTCCTACGTCAGGAATTGGAGTCACAGTATTATTTAGTGCTTCCATAATGATCATCATCATTTCTTCAGGATCATTAACTGCTGCTGCTAAATCTTCTTTTATCGGTTCTATCCGATTTGCATATCTTTCTTCACCATTAAATCCGAATGAATCTGTCATTATCTTATACCTAGTTCTCTTTCGGTTATAATCTTAAATTCAATTTTTCGGTCTTTACACCATTCATTTGCTGCTTTCCATTTTGCCTGATTTACAGCATATGTCTGACATTCGTAAAGATATGATTTTGTCACTCTTTTCCTCTTTTTGGGTTCTTTGGTCTGTTTAAGGGGTTTTACTTCAATTACATAAGTTTTCAATTTCCCTGTATTTTCCTTTACTTTGATTATGAAATCTGGAAAGTATCTACGGACCCTACCATCAGGAGCACGGTAAGGTATCCAAAATTCTTCACTTCCCCATTCTGTAATATTTTCATTTTTATCACAATAATTACAAAATCGTCTTTCCCATGAACTACGGCAAATAATATTACTTACATCACCTTTATATTTCTTTGGTTTTGTAGGTTTAAATATACTCTTAATACTTTCTGCCATATCTCTTATACATAATATATAAGGTCAAAAAGTATTTATAAAATGCCACGAGTAGTAAGAGTCTCAGACATCAAAGCCAATTTATTAAGACCAGCGACTACTTCTCATTTTGAAGTAGAAATACCTATATCTTGGAATCCTGTTTTTCAAAATAGGTGGGCGGGTGTTGGTAAACAATATAAAATTAATTTAATGTGTTCAGAGGCATCATTGCCTGGATCTAGTTTGGCTACATTTGAAACTAATAATGATAGAACTGGTGTAACAGAAAGATTTGTGCATCGTAGAATATTTGATGAAAGAATTGATTTTACTTTTTATGTTGACGCAGGATTATATCAACCGATTAAATTTTTTGAACAATGGATAGATTTTATTACTGGAGCAGCAACAGAAGGTGAGAATAAATTAAACAATGCAGATTATCATTATAGAATGAAATATCCTAATGATTATATTGCTGATCAGGGATTGAAAATTACAAAGTTTGAGAAAGATCATCAAAATCCTTTAACTTATGAATTTATTAGATCATACCCTCTTTCAATAACTTCAATGCCTGTTTCTTATGATGGGTCTTCATTGTTGAAGTGTTCAGTTTCAATGACTTATGTTAGATATATCATTCAAAATCTTGATAAGGTGTATACATTACCCCCATCTCCGATTCAACAAGCACAGTTTAATGGTGGATTCTTAAGTAATATTGCAGGTAATTTAGTTGATGCTGCAGTAGATAGAGTAACAGGTAATGATAGGTTGGGAGATTTTGCTGGAGCAACCGTCAGAACATTTTTATAAAAACCCTTATATATAAATATATGACTTGTTATAAGACATTATGCCTTTACCAAAAATTGCTACCCCAACATATGAGTTGGAGTTACCCTCGACAGGACAATCGATTAAATATAGACCATTTCTAGTTAAAGAAGAGAAGGTTCTTGTAATCGCTCTTGAGAGTGAAGATAATAAACAGATCACAACTGCAATTAAAGCAGTTCTTAAAAGTTGTATTCTCACTAAAGGTGTGAAGGTTGAATCTCTTCCCACTTTTGATATTGAATATCTATTTTTAAATATTCGTGGTAAGTCTGTTGGAGAAGAACTTGAAGTTAATGTGATTTGTCCTGATGATGGAGAAACCACAGTTCCAGTGGTAATTAACTTGGATGAGATTGAAGTTCAAAAAGATGAAAATCATTCAAACAAAATCAAAATAGATGATAGTATTATGATGGAGTTAAAGTATCCATCTCTTGATCAGTTTATTAAGAATAATTTTGATTTTAATGATAAGAATGCAATGGATCAATCATTTGAATTAATTGCATCATGTATTGATAAAGTTTATACTGAAGATGAAGTTTGGGCAACTGCTGATTGCACTAAAAAGGAAGTTAAAGAATTCCTTGAGTCAATGAATTCCCAACAATTTAAAGAGATTGAAGAATTTTTTGAATCGATGCCTAAATTATCTCACACCATTAAGGTTACTAATCCTAATACAAAGGTTGAAAGTGAAGTGACATTGGAGGGATTAGCGTCTTTTTTCGTGTAGCCCTACTGCACATGAGTTTAGAGGATTACTTTAAACTAAATTTTGCCTTGATGCAGTATCATAAATATAGCTTGACAGAGATTGAAAATATGATGCCTTGGGAACGAGACATCTACGTGGCTCTACTACAACAACATCTTGAGGAAGAAAAGTTAAAGCAGCAACAACAGAATGGCTAGTAAAAAACCTAGTATGATAGATGCTCTGAGGGCAAAGCATGATCCTCACTATCAACTAGCGGGTAAAGTTGAAAGTCTTGGAAAAGATATACCTATTCAACTTGCTCAATTACATAAGACATTAAGTAAGTCCTTTGCAATGCAGAGGAAAACTTTAACGCGCGTTCTTGGTCTTGAAAAAAAAGTTGCTGAATTAGAAGAAGAAAGAGCAGTAGAAGAACAAGCAAAAAAAGGTATAGATGATATATTAGGTGATATACGTGGAGAAGAAGATGAAGAATTTGATGCTGCTCATGCAACACCAGAAGAAGTAGAAGAATATAACTCTTCAGTTCCAATGACGGATGAAGAGAAAGAATTTGTTGGAGAAGAATCAAAATTTGATGCACAGGATAAATCTGTTTCTACAAAGACAAAACCAAAGAAAAAGAAACCAAAGATAAAAGCTAAAAAAATAAAGATAGATGCTGATAAATTTAGGAAAGGAACCGCAATAGATGATGGATTCAAATCGAGAGTGATGGGTGAAGATGAAAAGGGAGGATATCTAAGTCCTGAAGATAGGAAGTTTCGTTTTAAAAGGGGTAATGATGGAGCAACAGTAGATCCAAGTAAACTTCTCCCTACTGATGAAAATCAAGAAGGGGAAGCAAGTGGTCCTGTAAAGGATATTCTTTCGAGTGTTGTTTCTATAGAGGAAACACTGA